TTACAGTTCGAAACCTCAAGACATGCACTTTTTTGATTGCTTGTGAAAATAAAATATTGAATTATATTTTCTTATTCTATCAAGCAGTTTATAGACTACTTGTATTTTCAAAAAGTGCATCTCTTCAAGTTTTTATCTGTTACTTATAAAAACAATAAATATTCCAGAAGTATATCTAGAATATCTATTTACATCTTCCAGCGATGCCCACACTGACATGAGCAAAATGTAGTTATAGGTTCATCCGCACTACGTGTTTGTAGCTGATAATACGTAATACGGTCATTCTTACATTTGCCGCATTTATACAACCCTTTGACCATATGTTCTGTTCGAATCTCATACGCCATTTTGTCTTTCTTCTGCTTACTATTTATTATATTTTCCCAATGTTCTGGAAAAAGTTCGTGTGGGCGCAATCCACCCACTTTATATGGACTCACACTACCCGACTTGATACGTTCAAGTAGTTTATCATTTTTGACATAACTAGATGGGTCTAAATTGGTAAATATGCTAATACATTGTTGAATATAACTATTACGAAAAATCGTATTATCCCACTTCTTAACAAATCCTTTTTCATCGGCGAAAGCAATGATTGCATTATAACAACTGATTTCGATATTTTTCGCAATGCGGTAATCACCATCAACCAACATTAGAAACTTGTCTATCATTTTTTCACGCAATTCATCAACTTGATCATTCGATGAGCTAACTGACATTTTATTTATATTTATGAATGAACAATTACAATTATAGTGTAATTGTTCATTTATTTTTATATGATAAATCAATTTTTTAACAGTATTTTACGATTTACGATGTATTGTTAAATTTATTTTTTAATTCGTTAATCACACTATGCATGCCGATATTTATGGGTCGTGATTTAGAAACGGAATTCGTGGTAGTTGATGCTGAATTAGATAAAAGCGGATTACTAGGTAGAACATGTTCTGTTGTAGAAATTATGCTCGATTGTTCTGCTATAGGCGTCGGCGCGGACATGGATATCATTTGGATACAGTTGTGTGATTGTATGGGATTGGTAGCAGGTGCTATAGATAACATCATATATTGTTGAAAAAAATCTTTGGTATTGATTATATCTCTCTCTAATTCGATAATTCGTTTTTGTAATCGTTCATTTTCTGTTTTAATACGACGATATTTCTTATCTTTTTTAATCAATTTATTTTGAATGCGTTTCACTTCTATTTGAACTTCATTACAATACGATTGTTGAACACGCAACTGTATTTTAAATTCTTCTAAATTGTTTATTACGACATAGTCGTCTAATAATGTGCTTGTTGTATCCATTATATATAATATTAATATTTGATTATTTACATAATTAACGAATAAATAATCAACTATCTTTACCCTAACAAATGCGAATCATTCATTTGTAATTATTATAAGTGATATGAGATCCATCAATTATCATACACATTAACCCTTACAGCGTCAGACATATTTATATATCGTGTAATTTTAACCGTAATCAGCGTTTTGCTAAAGCATAGGATTCCTAAAAATCACACAATTTACAGATATTTCCTTATTTATCTCTTGATTACATAAGGAAATATGTGCTTAAGAATGACGCTGATTACGGTTAAGTAATGTAGTCCTCAAAACGATGTAAGGGGTAAGGTTCATATGATATTGTAAATTATATTTGCAGATTCATTATTTTTTTAAATTTGCCTAAATTGATTGGTTTAATACGTGTATTCAGCAATGTGTACAATAGTTGACATCTATTTTTATATACATTATCGATTTGTGTTGGTTTGATGGTTACACAATTGTTGGGATGATTATCTATTATATTTGTGAATCGTTTTGACCATGTACATATACATTCTATTCTATTCGTAAATATACTATTTGTAAATGTTACACAATTGTTGGATTTATCGAACACTAATGGTTTTTGACCACTAGAAAAATAGCGAGAGTCATTCGTTGTAAATTGTAAATTTTTTAATATAATAGCTCCACCCGAATTTCTATCATTTAATGTGTTATCAGGTTTCAAATTTATTTGCACGGTATAATCGGAATAAATATTACCAATATTATTTAAATATTTCGTTTCAATATTCTCAATGTGTGACGCACGCAGTATACCAAAATCAACTAAACGCATTTCTTCATTAGTATTTAATCGAAATAAATTATCAGGAGATACGATAGTTCCTTCCCTATCCCAAATGCTTAATCTATCTGCTATTGGATTAGAAGTTAATGTTGTATCCGCAAATCCATATCCAAATGAATAATATTTAGTGTCTATCTTAATTATCGTTGTCATATGTGTTGAACGTGGCATATCTATATTAAAATATATGGGTAATTTACGCATATCTTCAATAGATATAGAAGATATTTGATCACGCGAACTACCACTTCTAGGACTGCTGCCACTTCTGGGACTACCACTTCTGGGACTACCACTTCTAGGACTACTACTTCTAGGGCTAACACTTCTAGGACTGCCGCTGCTACCACTTCTAGGGCTAACACTTCTAGGACTGCCACTTCTAGGACTAACACTTCTACTACGTCTATCTTTATAATCATCTTGTAATTTACTTAGTCTAGCTAATAATTGTTCACTATCGTAAACAGCCTCCTTAATATCTCTTCTAACAAATACTTTATTTACTAATTTCTTTTCGAAAAGAACAATTTTATTATCTAAATCATGCTCAACAGTATATGATTTTATAGGGTTTGTGCCTTGATTTAAATCAAATGATTCTTTATATTCAGATTTTGTATATAATTCATTTTTACTAATGAATGTTTTTGGTTTTCGTTCATAACCAATTAAAACAGTAGAAAGAACATCTATCTTTGATTCTAAATTATGTAATTGTTCTGTATTTACATTAATAATGGGTTGTAAATATTCATTATAATATTTATAAGATGTTTGAAAACCTTGGTCACATTCAGTATATATTGTATCAAGGTCGTTAATAAAATTTCCTTTATAAATTTCACCACCATTTAACCTTTTACTATATTGTTTTTTATTTTTTTTTGCTATTCTACTTATCTTTTTGCCACCTTGTTTTAAATTAGTTGATATTTCTTTCAAAGAAATTATTGAATCTACATAACCATTTGAATCCCTTTTTATTCTATTCATAAGAGTATTTATTACACATTTTTTATTACAAGGTGCTTCTAACGATATTTGTGGTGTATCAGACCATTCACAATTCATTATTGTTATATTATATTATAATTTTATTTATTAATAATAGTTAAAATTATATAAATTTATGCAACATTGTTATTTCTAAATAATTCTAATAAGTGCTGTTAAATGTCTCAAACAATTGTCTCAATTAATTTTTTAACGTCCAATAAATCCCCGCGCATCGATTCTAATACACGTCGACGTTGCTCTATTTCTGGAAACTCTTCCAATAACATCGACGTATCTCCGCTTAATATTTTCTCAAATAATGCTGCGTTTAATTGGTCCGTTGCCGATTTGATAAGATGGAATACAATCGCTTTTGGAATAGACTCGCGTGTATTTCTAACCACTGTTTTATAATATTCATACAACACTTGTTTGAATTTAGAGATATCAAATGAACCATTCGGTTGAATTATTTTCGAATAATCACCCGTTATTATCGTTTGAAAATGAGTATCATCTGTCCAAATGTATGCTTCCTCGCTATCGATAATTTCAACGATACGGTCCAATGTTTTTTGATAACGGGGCATTAAAATATCACTAACGACAACCGAACGTATCGATTTAATCAAATTTGGGTATTTTTTCAATGGAACGTGGTCCAAAATATCCTGATTCAAACTACTTAATAGGTCAAGAGAATGTTGTAAGCACTTTTCTGCTGGTTCTAATATTGTTCGTATAGGACGATGTTTGGACGGTGGGCGCAAACAATTTTCAAGTACTTCTATAGGCAAATATGGAAAACTCATATGAATTCCATCATAACATTTTAGTATTTCTACTAGATGATTATCATCCATATCATTGAATGGATTATTTTTCTCAATTTCTAACCGAAAGAGTGAAAATTGCTCTTTGATTTGACGACCCGTTTGGATAGTTGAACCGCGCAATTCAATTGCTTGTACGAATGTCTTGATATATAAACTAATGAGTCCATTCAAAACAGTCATACGCACATCTTTATCTGCTGGAATACTCGACCCAAGTGTTGTTAGTTCTACTGAAACTTCTTCCATTTTTACATTGATATTTGCCAATACGGACGGCAGGCATTGTTTTATGTTGGAAATAAGAATGCTACTTAGATTTTGAGACAAATTCGTTATTCCCAAATGGGATTTATATTTATCCTGCCGATATACGGGATGCGATGCAAAAAATGATTTCTCAGCATGGATTGTTTCGGATATTGTCTGTGATACCGATGACCGGTTTTTAATACCATAATACCCATATTTCAATTTTAAATCGGAACTCAATTGATTTTCCAAATATGCGGCAATATCACTATCCTCGTTCATTAAATCAAGTTTGGTTAAAATACCGAGAGTCCGCTCTCCTCGTGGGTCAACCGTTTTAACAATTTCCATCGCCATATCTGCTTCTATGTCCGGCCTGGCAGCAATAACAGCCAAAATAATCGTATTTTTAGGTTCGATATATTTCTGTATGAGGCGAATAATTTGCGCCTTAATATCGGCAGGTTGGCCTCGGTCGGTTATTGCAACACTTGTTAATCCGGGCAGGTCAATAAGACTCAAATTTGGAATCGCTGACGCATATATTTTTATAAATATGGGTTTATCGCTAATATTAAGACTACTACCCGCTTTTACATTTGTTTGTATTTCTATTTCATTTCGAATTGCGTCTCGTTGCTCCACACTAACATTTGGATAAGTTATCGGTATTTTTTTATCTTGCTGCCATTGACAGTTATTATAATGCCCAAATTCAACACGGCATTCCTGTGTGCTTTGAATTAATTCTAAATGTAAAGGTGTTCGTGTAGTCATAGATTTACCTACCGGTAGTATATCAACACCTGTTAGCGCATTTAGCAGACTGGATTTACCACTTGATTGTGTTCCAACAACTACCAATTTCGGCAAATCGATTAAATTTGAATCGATATAACTACTGTTGATTATACTTGCGATTTTCAAAATTTCACGGTTTGATAAAATTGTGGGTTCCGTATTCTCTTTCGTCCATAACGATGAAGCTGCTGTAGCGGCAGCAGCTATAATTGTGCCTTTTGCTGGCAAATATTCACTTATATAATTCATTATATGCTATATTTGGTTTCTTATTTATATATAGTACGGATGTATATTTTTGCTTAAAATTAAATATACGTTAAAATATACATGTTCGGTCCATGCAGACGATGATACAAGACGAATATCGCGAACGATTAGGACAACGGTTTGTAGAACGTTTGGATAAATATTATAAAAAAATAGAAACAATTCAAGAATTGAAAGAATATATAAATGGTAATAATACAATAACTGTCTATTTCCCGGCAACAATCAAACCCTATTGTAATTTAAAATGCGTTATTCGGGAAATAAAAGATGATGGTAGTATAGTTTTAGACCAAACAAAAGAAGGTCGCGCTGAAAATATTGAATTTTTCTATCAAAATATGTGCGTTCATTTTCATTCGATTGTGTGTTTTCAACAAGTTCATCCTATATTTGAACAAACAAAATATACTGAAAATAAGGAGAGTCGAGATAGACTAGTAAAACTACTTAAACGTATGAAACAATAATATGCATAATGATGAAATGCACAATATTGATATAGATACAAATACGCATATAGTTGAATTATTTAAAAAGGTTATAGAAGATGATTTAAAAGCATTCGCCATTAAAATCTCAAGTGAAAGAGATATTCCAATAGATACATTATTACCATATATATCTATTATATTAAAAACACCTATGATAGAAAGAATTCACGAAAAACATCTGGACATTAGTTATATTAAATATAAAACGGAATTACAAAGATATACATTAAAAGATTTGCGGGAAATCGCGAAAAATAATCATATTCCCATTTCAGGAACACGTGTAGAATTGATTGAACGCATTAGTGATAAATGTGGCATACGTGATTTTACATCGGATGAAATATTAAAAGCAAAATCATTTATAGGAAATACTGCCACCAAAAGTCGGCCACGCAAAAAAACAACTGAATCGATAATTGTAAATCTAGTCGAAGATAGTGATGAAGATATGGATTAATCTGCGTTGGCGTTTGTCAATATTGGAACATCTTTATTAGCGTGTATAATAGCAAATACGATAGTTCGTAATTCATCTGGGTTTTCATATCCTATTAACCGACAATGTTCATCCGTTAATCCATCCCATTTTGATAATATTTCATAATTTTGGTCCAAGGTATTTTCGGGATGTAAGCAATGCTTCCATTCGAACCTTTCAAACCACCCCCGATTTTTATCGCTAACATTATCTTGACATGTCGCATTATTCAATCGAAACCCCTCTATACGGTGAGTATCTAAACGAATTGAAAAATGTCCCTCAAGACAATCATATTTAGTGGAATATTTAACGATAGGAATGCGTTTATTATGTATATTGACTGGAAAGGAAATACTCTCGGATGGATTTGTTATGATAGATAACGTATAATAATATTGTGGTTTTTTAGTTTCATCGGCATTTATTTCACTGACATCTATTTTATTTTCATATTTATTATACACCATGTACCATTTCGTTTTAAATACGCCGACATTTGTTGTTGTAGGTCTTCCATCTTTATGGACGACAATTGCTTCACGTACGAAATAGGCGGGTTCATATAGAATATAATGTTCAGGTGTTTCTACTAAAATAACCGAATGGGCATAAATGGGAATCCAGGTTGAATTAATCGAGGTGGAATAGTTGATGGTATAAAGCAATGTGGAATCTTATATTTAGATAATAGGACAGATACCTTTGTGGCAAAGGCAATACAGTTTCCGCTATTTCGTGCTAATACAGCATTATCTTGTGTTGATACATGTATATGAGGAGTTGTAAAATAAGGAACTAGTGAATACGTTTGTTCTACAACAATCGCTAATACTTTTCGAGAAATTTTCAGTAGTTTTTCTAATGGTATATTTGTTATGATATTCGACGAGTCAAGTGGAACGAGTATAGGTTCAACATTTTGATGACATATATTCCTATATTTTTTGTATAATTCAATATATTCGTTTAATGGAAGACGGGTGGTTTTAGTTATAGCTTTTGGATTACCACCATTTTGTTTGCGTTTCATACTTTTTTTATATTTTCTATAATTTTTTTTACGAATCGTTTTTCGAACGTATAGCATATAATATATATTTGTATTTTATTCTATTTCATTGTATGATAAATATTAATAAATACATTAGAAACAACATCTATTATATTTTCTATCTTTACAACATAGTGATGATGTATCTATTATAGCAGTTTTAGTAATAATTGATTCTTCTATGATGGTTTTCAATATATAAGATGATTGTCCGTGTATATTCATACTATATTTCAAATATGGGTATTTTTCAATAATTACATCAAGTTGTTGATTATGTGCGTGTGTCGTTTTAGATATTTCCGAGTCATTTTCCATCAACATAATAATAGGTGTATATGATAAATTCTGGTCTTTGATAAAATCAAGCCAATTCGATATTTTAGAAATCATATTGGCAGTAAACATAATGATTATCATATAAAACGGTTTTATCAAGAATCTAGAAATAATTTGATGATATGCAGACGAACTGGGTGTATCCCATAACTGAATACGTAATTTATGTCCTTGAATATTATAATTAAATGCACACAAATCTATATTCGTAGTTATCAAGTATTTATATTCGTGTTCTCTTTTTTGAATATTGTCTATATCATATAATTGATTAAAGAATCGTGTTTTACCTGAGCGTGGTTCGCCAAGTAATAAAATATTATATATCTCACGAGGAGTTCCTTCTTGTATGTTTGTCATATATGTTTGTCATATATATTTAGCAAATATAAATTTTAATTATTGAGTGTAAATATTTTATTCAATTCATATAATATAATGGGTAATACATCTTCTGCATCCACTATATCTGGACAAACATCTATTGAATTATTACGCCAAAATTTACATAAATTATATTCGAATGTATTTGATGAAAAAAATCTTCAATTAACGGTTCATCCTAATTCTTTTTCGACCATTCGCGACCAATTACATAATGATGTATTTATGAATGTGAATACTACCCAAGAAATACCATTAGAATTACAAGAACAAATTTTTTATAAACAATCTCCAGAGCTTAAGCCAACAAATGAAGTATTGGCAGAAACAATTGCGTATTATATGAAAAAAATAAATTTAGTAGGTGTGATTATACTCTCGGTTCGAATGGCGCATTTAAAATTGGATAGATTGCGAAATGGAATAGGTTGCTATGGTGAAAATTTATTAGGTCCTACATCGATAAAAACACATCCTATACAAATAGGGTTATTTTCATTACATGTGCGAAATAATGTTATTAAAAATTCAAATATAAACGCAAATAAAAATGAATTAAAACGACATATTGCTTTGATTGAAATTGATAATGAAAGTGTATGTCGTGAACAAGGTGGTTCGTGGAAAGATAAAAACACTGCAGAAGTCAGGGAATACCCGAAAGGATATAAAAAAAAATTAGATAAATTAGAATTGGAAGTATATCAAGCTATATCTGAATTGGTGCATACGATGGAAAAATGCATAGAAGAACGAATTGAACCACGTATGGTTGATGGTAAAGAACATCGAGTGAAAACATTCCGTGATAGGGTAATTTATAATACAGATTTGGATACTTGTTCTATTAAAGCTAAGAAATTATTACAAGATTTATTTATAAAACTCGATAGTTTTTATTTGGCAAGTTATTCTAATGTATCATTAAAACCAACGTCGCGCAGAAATAATAAATCACATATGCTTTCAGCACGTTCAACATCACGTTCAAAAACAAAATAATTGATTTGATTCTTTCGATATATTCACAGTAAATGAATAGATATATCTAACGAATTGTAAGATACATATTAATATGTTATACTAACATAAGGTGTATTTGCTGTGCGTGGAGCATATGAAACAGCTTCTGTTTGTGGTTTCGCAGCAAAATAGCGCAAAGGTTTATACCGTAATGCCTCCGGTTTTAATATAAAACTACAGTTTTTAAATTTGTCAATATAGAAGTCCATATAGATATCGGCTTTTTGATAATTGATACATACGAATTGACAACCTAATAACCACGCTTGCATTGGGTTATAATTTGTCGTTTCACGTCCTTTAAAACCGGGCATAACCCGCGTAAGTCCTTTACGATTGATTTCACGCATATGTTCAGGGTCATATGGAAACTGAACTTGACCGTGCTCTAAACTCATAATTGATTCACCAATAACAAAATTAACAAGATTATCCATTGGGCTTAATTTCCACGATTTATTACTAATGATAACCACTTTACCAATAAAATCTTTTATAAATGCCATACCTGGAGTAGGTGCTTCTTCGGATGGGACAAACTTATAAAGTTTATGGTCCAAGTATTTCAGTAGTATATTGGCAATTTTATCTAACAATTTATAATTACTATCACAATGAATATTCAAATAAATAAATAGAGGGTCCGTCCCATTTGGCACCTTATCTGAACCAAATGCTACTTCGGTTATTAATTGAATACATTTTTCAAATGTTAAACGGTTTGTCCAAGCCCAATTTCCAGCTTCGCGACCCTGATATACCATCGGTGGACTATCATAACAAAATCCACGATGCCATATATCCAACTCAATATATCGGGCACCAGCTTCCAATGATATCTGTATTGCTTTATATTCGGCATAATCAATGAACTGTTGGTAGGGCAAATAACTGCGATAACTACTCGCTACATAAAAATCACATAGACGAAAGCGTCCTTCCATAATCTGCTTATTTTCTGAAAGAGGTGTTAGCAGCATAATTTTAGGATATTGGCGTGTTTTACGTAATGCATAATGAACTCTGCGGAATATATACATAAAATATATATACAACGCAATTAATCCACCTAAACCCATAATAATATAGATCATATTATCTTCTAAAAAATTCTTGACTTTATCTGCGTCGTATGTCATATTTTTTATAAAATCAATGACCTTTCCACCATAATGATTAAATTTTTCGCCATACTCGCCGAATCGACTATCCATCGGTCATATATCATTCTATTATGTTTTTTTGTGATAATAAATATTTGTATAATAATATATTCATAAATATAATGGATAATAACAATACTATTCAGACAGCCCAATCTACTACAACACCTAAATCACCAATAGATGAATCATATGAAATGGACGATTATAATTCCAAAATAGAAAATGAAATTATGCGCAGAAATCAAATCACTACTACAACGATTGCTTGTGTTTCAAGCGACAATACGTCATTGGAAACACATTTATCAACTACAATTCGCAAATTGCGTGAGCGCGTTATTATATATGAACATATGTGCTATAAAACAGCCGAATATTACAGCAAATGGAATCGGTTTTGCGTCATTCCTAGTTTATTTCTAAGTGCAGCCTTAGCGATATACAATAGTGCGTCAATTACATCAACAACACCATCCGCTGATAGCACACAAAATACATCAAAAATAGTCAATGTTGTTTTAAATGGAAGCATAACTCTTATTTTATCTGTACAAAATACACTTAAATTTCCTGAAAAATCGGACTATTTTTTTAATTTAAAAAAGAAATTCACGAAATTACATAATTCACTCAATAATGAGATTCTGGACCAAGTTAGTCATTTACATGTCAATCCAGATATATTGCGCAATCTAATGAAAGAATATGAAGTATTAGATGAAAATATTAATTATGAATATCCACGTTCAATTATAAACGATACGAAAAAGAAATTTCATACATATTCATTGCCTACATTATGTAATGGAATACAAGTTGTAGAACAAGAAATTCAAACACGAGGTCTAGGACATTTTAAAAGATCATCTAAATTGAAAACGTATTCAATTCCACCGAATTCTGTGTAAGTTATAAAAATTTGAATTCATATGTAATAAATCATATCATAATCAAACTACCCACCCATACACATATACATATACGCGAAAATGTTGAGTCGCCCTTTGAAATTAAATGTTCCTGTAGGATATTATAGTAGTTTATATACAACCAATCACACGAAATTTTGTCGCCGATTTATAGCGACCATTTTTCACCGGTATTTTCCACAAATTTTAGATATGTGCGTTCGCAATAATATAACATCAACTTTGCTTGAACACGAACTCATCGATACAGATAACTATCTATGTATGATTCGCGACGATATTGATAATTTTAATTCATACGATACTGTTCGCGAGGCCATCGTCAATGATTCGATTCATACAAGTTTGGAACAATTGGTCAATGAAATGGTAGGACATCGCACATTTTTGGATAAATTATGGACTAAGCCGGCAGAAAATAAAAACGAGATTGATGACGCAACATTGAAAATGTGGATGAATTCAATGTGAAGGTAGTTATGTTTATAGAAACCAATACAAATGTTTATTTCATATATATTTACACGTAATACGATTGATATCAATTTGTTTTTTGTATTCCACCCACGATATACTCTTTAATTTATAGTATGGATTCAATAGTTGTATTTTCTTATTTATAACATCGTGATGATGCCACAATTTATAGACCCATTTTTCTCTTCTATCTAATTTTGTCTTATTATTTACCAACTGTTCATTGAACCACGTAATTGAATGTAATTTACATTCTGTACATGGAATCGATGTAATAATCGCGTATATTGTTGTGCGCATATTATCACAATCAGTATCGGGTAATATCCCATCTACCATATTTTCAACTAAATTGTGTAATACATACCATATTTTATTCCCATTTTTTTGAATATTATTCGAACATCCCTGCCTTGCTAATACATTACAACAACTACAACTATGAACAAT